AGCTACCAAACGGATCAGGATGTCTGCTTTCGGGTTCGGGCGGGAATTCTAAATAACAGACTATGATAGTAGAAGAACAGGGGATAGGTTTTCGGACAGGGGTTCGATTCCCCTCAGGTCCACGACAAAAGCCGCGTATTTACGCGGCTTTTTAGTTTTTGTGTTGCATTTCGTGTTGCATATTTAGCAGGGCTTTGTACCAGCCGTTCGGATCAGCTTCACGAAGTGCATTTATAATCTCAATGGCGGACTTCTCTTTTTCTGAAGCACTTCCATCCAGAAGCGAGTCAAAATAATTGTCTATGGTCTCATCGACCTTTTCCCGTTCCTCTGAAAATGTATGTGTGTATACGTTTTTCATAACCCGATCAGAAGACCATCCGCCGCGTTCCTGCGCATATTTATCCGGGATCCGGAGCATTGCCATTACAGATGCATTAAGGTGCCGCAGATCGTGGAATGTCATGTGAGGTAGGTCATGCTGCTCTAAAAGAGATACCCAACGCATGTAAATTGCATGTCCGCTCAGGGTGATCAAAGGATCATCTGGTTTCTTCCCAGAGATATTCTTGTCGATCAATGCCTGAATATAATTCGGGATGTGATGCTTACGCAGACGGGCTTCCGCTTTACCGCTTTCCTTTACCGTTGGAGTCTGTCCGATGTCAACGATAACACGGTCCAGGGTAATGTACCCGTTAGAGATATCTCGAACACGGATTCCACGGATCTCAGACATAGAGTAGCTGAGCCAGCAGGCCAGGAGACATGGCAGCTCGATTTCCGTATCTTTAATGATTTCCAGCACAGTTTTTGCAGGAATAAGATTTTTAACTTTCTTAGGTATCTTAGGCAGCCTTACATCATAGTTATCGTTCGGATAAAAATAGTTTATAACACTTCGTATGTAGCTGTAAGTGTTTCGAACAGTCTTGGGTGAAATAGGTGCTTTCGTTTTTGTTGAACGTTTTGAGGGGCGCTTCGTATCGTCATCAACAGCTTTCTGTAAGTCCTCTGTGGTGATGTCTTTAAGCTTCTTTTCCATCAGGAAAGCATAGGAGTCATATTGTTCTTTTGAATCGTTAAAAGCCAAATATAACACTGCTCCGTATTTATGATTAGCATATATAAAGCCGAATACGCAGAAATTATTAATATCAACTAAATTACAAGCAAATACCTGATTTTCTGGAAAGCTATTCCATAATCCTTTTATGGTTGTAGCATGATTACTTTCTTGATTGGATGTGCCTAATTTGGCTGTAAAAATATTTGGTAAGTCCGTTTTTGATGCACTTTCTTTCCATGTAATATTTTCTGCTCCGTTAATTTGAGCGCCGCCATATATTTGCCCTTTGGAGCTGACAGCGAGATAGTATTTATCACCTTTCTGTGATGTGCTCACACCATCTAAACCGAAACGGCTCATCAAATATCCATAGCAATTTAAACCAACATCCCCGGGTTCCAAAGCATTACCGAAGGGAGATTTTTTCTTATCGATATCACTATACAATTGAGGGAAAGAAGAAAAATCAACTCATAGACAAAAGTCAATTGAAAAAATCACATAAATTTGAAAATTCAGGATCCGCGAGGGTCTTTTTTATATACAAAAAAATAAATCATGGAGGTAAAAATCATGGAAAAAATCAAAGTCAAGGGTAAGCTCTACGAGATCAGGAGCATCCAGACAATCGAACCGCATGTGCTGCAGATCGTTTTCATCAGTACGCCGCCGACAAAATGGGACGGTGACATTGTGCTCTACACGGCTGGAGACATCGAGTGTGCTGTGTTAACTGGCTGGAATACGGTGTATCGCGACGAGGGACAGACAGTCTATCTGTCAGATGATGACAGCGTGTACCAGACACCGGATCCGGATACTGGTGGCGAGATCTTTCCGCCGGAGCCGTATGTCCCGACTCTGGAAGAACTACAGGCAACAAAGAAACAGGAAGTGAATGCTGCTTGTAACAAAACTATCGTCGAGGGATTTGACGTGGAGCTTTCTGATGGTCAGATACATCATTTTACGATGAAAGAAGAAGATCAGATTGCATTTTTAACATGCCTGGCCTTAATCCGCAAAGGAGAAACTGCAATTCCCTGGCATCCAAATGGTAGTAGCACTCAGCCATGTGTATTTTATAGCACCGATGACATGCAGAAAATCACGGATGCAGCGTATGAGCATCGGACGTTCCACACTACTTACTGCAATAGCCTTAAGATTTGGGTGGAAGCGACGGAAACAGCTGAAGAACTGCAGGAGATTTACTATGGTGCAGATGTGCCGGAACAGTACCAGTCAGATGTCCTCAAGGCATATATTGCATCAATGAAAGAAGGTGTGAGTGATGTGGATGAGTCACAGGCTACTGAACAAATATCTGTTCCTGTTTAATGTTGGCGGACTGCTTTACATATTGATCGAACTGATCTGGCGCGGCCGGAGTCACTGGACCATGTTTTTACTCGGTGGGATCTGCTTCGTATTTCTGGGATTGATCAACGAGGTTCTTCCCTGGCAGATGCCGTTATGGCAGCAGATCCTCATTGGTGCGATCGGAATCACGACATTAGAGTTCCTGACCGGCTGCATCGTCAATCTGGCTCTCGACTGGAACGTCTGGGATTACAGCGGGCTTCCGGGCAATCTGTTGGGACAAATCTGTCCGCAGTACTTTGTGCTGTGGCTGCCGGTAGCGCTGGCTGGAATCGTTCTGGACGACTGGATCCGGTACCGAAAGTTCGGGGAAGAACGGCCGCACTACAGACTGATCTGACGGACAAACATACAATATAGTAAGGAAATCAAAAGGAGAAATGAAAATGAGCAAAGGTACATGTACAACAATCCAGCTGCTTGCAACTGGGGTAATCGCTTTTTTGTCTGAAAAGTTGGGAATCACATTTTATTTGTTAGGGCTGCTTGTCTTTTTAATGGTCGTTGACTATATCAGTGGGATGATTGCGAGTATGGTGGAAGCTATCGATCATCCAGGGGATGCATCCTACGGTTGGTCAAGTAGGAAAGGAGCGAAGGGTATTGCAAAGAAAATTGCATATCTATTCGTAATTACCGTGGCCATTGTGATCGACTATATTTTAGCAAAAACATCTGGAAATCTCGGATATCATTTGCCATCTGCGATGCTGTCCCTTTTGACAACAGTATGGTACTTATTAAATGAGGCCTTGTCTATCACTGAAAACGCCGGTCGCATGGGAGCACGGGTTCCAGAGTGGCTGATGAAGTATATTGCAGTTCTGAAAGATAAAATCGATAGCAGCAATGAAACAAATCTGAAAGATTAGAAGGAGGTGATCCATCTATCTCCCGTCACGGTCCGGGATATGACCGTTGCGACGTCGCAACAAAGAATGCCAAAACATGTAGAATGAAACAGATTCGTGTGTTATAATGCCAATGTTACCGCCTCCTATACCTGGTACGGAAGGGAGGTGCATAGCTTGGAAGATGTAGTTATTTCTCTTATTGTTTCTATCATGGCAGGTGTGATTAGCCATCTCATCTGCAAATGGTTGGATAGAAATAAGTAGTCGGTAATCAGCCTATGGAATAAGCCACCATACCACAATGGAATAGAAAACCCCAGGGATCGCGACTCCCTGGGGTTTTCGTTGTTGCATAACTTGGATGCAATCATTTCTCTTAGCCTAACGGCATTATAGCATATGCAGAATAAGATTGCAAGATACCAGAAAATTAAACTTTGATCAGGAAAACATATCCTGATCTTTTTTCATATCATAAAGAAAAGAGGACAAGACTATGAGAGACATTACCTTATGCCATCCACGACTCCAGGCGCTGGCCGCGGAGCTGATCCGTAAATGTGCTGATCAGGAATTACAGATTAAAATTGGAGAAACACTCCGGACGACTGCGGAGCAGGATGCCTTGTACGCACAGGGGAGATCGAAGCCGGGTAAGATCGTCACGAATGCAAAGGGCAGCAGCTATAGCAGCTATCATCAGTGGGGCACAGCCTTTGATATTTACCGAGTGGATGGGCATGGTGCGTATTATGATAAAGATGGATTTTTCACGAAAGTCGGGAAGACCGGAGTGACACTTGGTCTCGAATGGGGTGGAAACTGGAAATCCATCACAGATAAACCACACTTCCAGTTGCCAGACTGGGGATCATCGACGAGCGGGATAAAAAAGAAATTTAAGACGCCGGAGCAGTTCATGAAGACATGGCCATCGGCGGAAGAAAAACAGATCGTAGAAGGATGGCAGCACGACGCGCACGGCTGGTGGTGGCAGAACGAAGACGGATCCTGGGTTACAAATGACTGGCGCCTGATCAATCACCACCATTACCTCTTCGGAGCAAACGGTTACGTCAGGACTGGTTGGCACCGCTGGAATCCAGACACAAAGCAGGTGGATCCGGCTGACGGTTCCGGAGACTGGTATTACCTTCAGGAGGATGGAGATCTGCAGGGCGCATGCTGGCACAGCAAAACTAATGGTGCGATGGAAGTGTGGTATGTAGAAAAGTAGGGAAGAGGTGGTGTCCTGCATAAGTAAGAGCCGATTTCTTAACAAAAAATGTAGAATACATTCATATAAGGAAAGAATGCAGGACATCTAAGAGAGCATATTCGTGTTGCATTTCGTGTTGCATAGTTGCGAAAAAGAGCGTTTTTGGGAGAAAAAACAGCAAGAAACAGGCTTATAACATTCCTGTGAAACCCGTATAAAATAAGGGAAAACGCTATTTATGGGGCTTTCATGGAATCTATGGTTATGGGTTCGATTTCCCTCAGGTCCACTATAAGGGAAGTCTTGAAAAGTCAGGACTTCCCTTATTTTATGCCTGTTTGTATGTTTTTTGCAAAACGCGATCCCTGCAGATAAAAGTTTGAAAGTGCATATCAATGGGGAAAGTATCACACGAAATATTACATGAAAAGCTATTTATACTGGAAAGAGAACAGCACAGATTGACAAAATTATTTTCATGCTTTACAC